TCACGAACGGTCAACCTCGCGGGATACGTCCAGGAGTCAACCCCACAGGCCGCCTACCAGATACAGCAACAGCTCGCTGCGTTGCGCCCGCAGAGCACTCAAGAGTTCGTCGTCGTCAACGATGCAGTCGGGTCGCTGTCAGCCATCACGCGAGTCACTGCCGGTGTAAAAACCGTCTGGATCGGGGACCGTGCTTTCGATTACACCCTCACGGTTACCGCCCCGGACCCGCTGAAGTACGGCGCTCCCACCTTCGCCACCGCGACCCTCTCGACGGCGACACCGGGCGCGGGGAAGGTCTACCCGGTCGCGTACCCGCTGGACTACGGCATCGCCCCCGGTGTGACTCCTGGCGCGGTGGCTGTGGCAAACGCTGGGACGGCCGCGTACTGGCCTCGTCTGCGCATCATTGGCCCGGTCACCAACCCGGTCGTGACCCTGGTCGAGTCCGGGGCGTGGGTGCGATTCACGGGCTCACTGCTTGCAGGCCAGTTCCTCGATCTAGACATGGCCAACCGCCGCGTCCTGCTCCAAGGTCAGGTGTCGGTGCGCCAGAACGTGTCCTCGGCCGGTGACTGGCTGTCCATCCCGCCCGGTGGCGGGTCTGTTACGTGGGGCGCGGACGGCTCCGGCCCTGATGCGCTTTTGTCCGTGTGGGGCTATGAGATGGCGGTTTCCTGATGTCTGAGTTCGAGTACCACAACACCGGCAACTCTGAGGCGCAGGAGAAGGGAGCCTTGTCTCAACTGTTCGCCCAGTCGGGGGCATGGATGGCCGCGACGGGGGTCCTTAGCGGGTTGGCCGTCACCCAGGCTCCGACCGCGAACGGCACTGTGCTGATCGCGTCCGGGTCGGCCGTAGTCCAGCCGACGATAACGGCGGGCGCGTCACTGCTGGTTAACCCGTCACAGAAGACCCTGGATGTGTTCACGGCCAACCCGATGGGTGGGCTGGCACGTAACGACATCATCGAGTTTGACTCCCTGACTGCCCTCATCTCCGTCCGGGTCGGCGCCCCCAACGCGACCCCCACAGACCCGACCGTGCCCGCCACGTCGGTCGCTTTGGCTCGGCTGCGGAACCTTGCCTCAGCCACGACGATCCCGACTGCGCAGATTGACCAACTGCAGGTGCCCACGACCGTGCGCGGCGCGATAGGCGCTGACTCCTACGCCAACGGTGTCCCGATCCCTGCGACCTCAGTGGCGAAGGCTGGCGAGCGGATCCACTGGGGCACCTTCTCGGGCACCACGAACGCCAGCAGTGAACTCGTCATCACCCACGGGTGCGGCTTCACGCCGACCGTCGTGGTGCCGATGAACAACGCAGTCTCGAGCAACCAGGCCATCACCGTCTACTCAGTGACATCCACGACGGCGACCATCGCATGGCGCACGGCTGCGGGTGGCACTCTCGTGTCGACCGCTGTGACGTGCGCAGTGTTCTTCGGGGAATGATGTGACTTACGAGGTCTACGCCACCCGCTGGGATGACGCGCACATTGTCGAGGAGTTGATTCCGGCCCGCGGCCTTGAGTTCACCCTGCCTCTCTCGGATCACGGCGAGGCGACGTTCTCCGCAACAGTGGAGCCGAGGCGTTCGTTCTGGCGGCCTGCGCTGTCGTGTGCCATGTCGGGGATCCTGGTCTGCCGCGACTCGGTCCCTGTGTGGTCGGGGCAGATGTTGGGTGAGCGTCAGAGTGGCCCGAGGATGTTCGACTTCACCTTCGCTGAGTGGGGCTCATTCTTCGAGACCTGCCCGGCCGTCCCCTTCGCGCTGACGAACACGAACGACCACACCCTGTTCCGCCGCCTCATCTCCGATGCGCAGGCCATTGCAGGGCAGGACGTGGGGATCCTCTTCGGGTCAACGACGGGGGACGCGATCAGCGACCTGACCATTGCGGCATGGGATTCGCTCACCGTCGAGGAAGCCTTCCGGCGCCTCAGTGACGCCAAGGATGGTCCCGAGTTTTATTTCGACACCGGCGGCACACTGGAGAATCCAACGCGAACTCTCGTGCTCGGTGACAGGCTCGGGTCGCCGTCGGCGGTGGCTGTCCTCGACTACGTCGAGGATGTCGAACTGTACGTCCCACCTGAGGCCCCACCAACCGTCACGCTCCTGGGGCAGCTCTTTCCGGGGCAGCAGCCTTACGTGGTTGTTGGCGGTCGTAGAGGCGGGAACCTGATTTCCCAGCCGGCCCGGCAGCAGTCGCCCGGCATCACGGTTGCGATCGCTGTCGGCGCCGGGGACCAACTCGCGCAACTACGGAAGACTGCCACGGCCACGGCGCTACTCACGGCAGGGTTTCCGAGGAAAACCAAGGTGACTCAATACAGCGACGTGTCGGATCCGATCACGCTACAGAAGCACGCCGACTCCGACCTTGCGGCAGGCTCGGGGATGACGACGAGTTTCACTCTTAGTACCTTCGGCTCAGATCCCGACTGGACGTCCATCGCTCGTGGAGACACTGTCAGAGTGGAACTTTCGACTGACGTTTACGCCACCGAGGACCCGCTGATCTTCGAGAGTCGCGTGTTAGACATCGGAGTCAAGGTGCCTGACCAGGGCGAGGTCGAGGTCAATTATCACGTCGCAGATGTCCGCGTTATCTGACCGAAACACGTTGCGGTGTGGGACAATAGAGCGCGGCCCCGAGTGCGAGAAACACTCGAAGCCGCTGACCCACCAATCGACTAGACCGAATGGCAGGCTCCAATGAAGACTACCCGACAGACCCTCACGACTTGCAGTGTGGATGACTGTGATGGGGGCGCACCGATCCGGCGCGGGATGTGCAACGCCCACTACAAGCGTCTGTGGCGTCGGGGAGAACTGACCCCTCGCCCTTCGCCTGCTGAGCGTCTCGCGGCTGGTCTGGTCAGGATGCCGAACGGCTGCCTTGAGTGGACCAGATCCAGAAACAAGCAAGGTTATGGAGGGATCCGATTCGAGGGCAAGGTAGTTAAGACTCACCGCCTCGCTTGGATCCTGGCGAACGGCCCGATCCCTGACGGTCTGGACGTCCTGCATCACTGTGACAATCCTCCGTGTTGCGACGTCGAGGGCTGTCTGTTTCTCGGAACGGTCGCGGACAATAATGCCGACAGGGACGCCAAGGGGCGCAATTACTGGCGAAAGAGGAGTCATTGTGCGTCTGGGCACTTGTTCGATGCAGATAACACGACCATGACACCGGACGGCAAACGGCGCTGTCGGGCATGCGGCAAGGATAGAAGCCAACGTTACCGAGCCAAGAGGAGCGTGGCCCTTGTCGAAGCTGCCTAGCACGGGGCCAAGTCTCCTACGACACCTACGTCAGCAGCAGCGTCAGATGGTTCGTGTGGCGCAGTCCAGTTCCTTCAACCGTTCCGGGCTGGCTCCGACTGCGGAGGGTGTGACGACGGTTGACGGGGAACTGGACGTCACCGGCACCCTGGACGTGACTGGTAACACGGTCATCGGCGGCACCCTGTCCCTGCCTGCCGGGATCATCAACAACGACGCACTGACCAGCCCTGTTGTGCCGCTGGTCGTCTATGGCATGAGCACCAGCTTCGGACTCACAACGTCATGGGTAACCCAATGCAGTACGACCATCACTGTCCCCGCAGGTTTCACATCGTGTGTTGTTTCAGTCTCGGCGCGAGGCTTCGCCACGAACCCGAATACTACGGGCGGATCCAACAGTGCAGGTGGGGACTTCTTCTATGTCCGCGCGGTCATTGGCGGGTCACATGGGATTGGGTTTCCCACGAGAGTACTCGGCAGTGGCGACTCGGTTAGCGTTGTCGGTCCATTTAGCTGCGTGATCTCGGGACTCACCTCGGGTGGCACTTTCACTGTCACTTGTGACGTGACGACAATGTTTCTCAGTTGGGCTACCAACACAAATAACACCGCAGAGGTATCCGGCTCAATCCTCTGGTTCCGCTGATGCCTACGGCGTCGAGGTTGGTGCGGGTGTGTTCTTGTTTGTGGCGGGGGGCCAGATAAACTTTGCCGGTGTGGCC